AGTTGTTCTGGAATACCAGCTCCGCTTCGTGGGCATGGAGCGTCAAGAAACTTGCGAATTCGACGGCCGTCAACATCTCCCACGCGAGCACCCAACGCCGGGGATGATGGAGTCGGAAGTTGTAGCGCGGCGACCCGTCAAGCATCGTCGCCTTGTCGATCTGTTTCGTATGGTCAATGGGCATGCCAGGGTTGCCGCCCCCCGTCCATCGTATCGGGGGAAGTAGTGTCGCCGTGCCGGCGGTCAGTCCCAGGTATATGTCGGCCATTATATTTTCCTCCCGACCCGCCGGAGTTGCGTGTTGATGATGGCCACGAGCGCCTCGCCCGCGCCCGCGAGGTCGTGCGCCGAGACGCCCGTCGTCGAGATGAGCGGGCCGTTCATGTTCAGCGTGATGGTCGCCCCGCCCCCGCCCGCCCCGGCCATCGCCATCGCGGGCGCGCTATTGAACCGGGGCATCGTCATCCCACCGTTCAGCGGCTGGACGCTGACGTACTCCGGCCCCGCCTCGCCGATGAGCGCTTGTGTCGGTTGTGATATGACGCCCTCGAACCCCGAGGCCCACCGCTTACCGCCCCCGCGTGTTCCCGGCTCAGACATCCACCAATCAATGTTCTTTAGTTTGTCCGTTATCTGTTCGGACGAAAACCCCTGCGCCACCCACGCCGCCTTGATCGTTTCTATCCATGCGAGTTCGGCTTTGAACTGTTCCTCGCTTTTCTTCTTGCTCCAAGTAAAGACGCCCTTTATGGCCTCAACGAACCCATATGTCCAGACGGCTAGGAAGGCCCCAGTAAATATCGTCCCGAATGAAAGTCCTGCGGCGGCGGCCCCGGCCGTCCCACCCGCCCCTGTAGTCGCCGCTCCGGCGGCACTTGCGGCCGCACCCCCGATGCCGAAGGACGCGTTGAACGCCGATGTCGCCGCCTTGATGAGCGCCATCCCGGCGATGATTTTCTTCACGAAGTTGATGAGGAACCCCGCGACCATCTCCCCGATGACACGGAAGAACGCCTGTTTTATCGTCCCCCAAACGCTTGAGAAGAACTTGGCGAACCCGCCCGTTATCGCCATCATCTCGTCGTGCGCCGCCTTGTACTTCTCCGTGTATTCCTCGAGGCTTATCTCGCCCGCCTTGTAGGCCCGGTCGAGCTCATGCAATTCGGCCTGGAGGTCCGCCTTCCGTTTCTTCTCGGCCTTCGACAACCCGGAAAACAGTCCCTCGATGGCGTTGCCTAGCCCCGTGGCGATGTCGTTGTAGAGGCCGTCGAATATCTTCGCGGCATCGGCCGCCGCTTTCTTCAACGCCTCCCTGGCCGTGTCTCCCGCCTTCGCAGACAATTCCGCCCCCGCCTCGTTGAACTTCTGGATGAAGTCCGGCAGGCCGTTATCCTCCGATTCCACGAAAGCATACTCAATCGGGAATTCGATAATCTCCATGCCCGCCACGGATTCCAATTCGCTCACGAGCCGATCCAGGTTGGCGACCATCTCATCGACCGATACGCCGGAGGCGGTGGCCATTTCCTTGAATGTTTTCTTGGCGATGAGTCCCGTCTTGCCGAAACCCTTTGAAACCATGTCCAGGGCGTCGGTCAGAACGTCGAACCCGGCGACGATATCTGACGCCCTTTCGATATTGTAGTCAGCCGCCTTGCCGTAGGTCGCTGAGAAATCCTTGAGGTCCGCCGCCCAAACCTTGAGGGCAACGCTCGCCTGCGCGGATACGCCAGGGATAAGCGAAACACCTTCGGCGATCTTCGACAGTACGTTGTAGAACCCCTCGGCGACAGAGAAGATAGCCGCCTTGAGCGATGGGAATATCAGCATCAGCCCCTCGACGGCCTTCGCCATGAGTTTGAACGCCGATATGAATCCCCGCGCCGCCGCCTCGGCCCACTCCTGGAGTTTCCCCGACTCCGCGAACTCGGCGATCTTGCCCCGAATGAACGTCAACGCCTCCGTGACACCCGCCGCGAGTTTGGTGAACACCGGGATGAGGGCGTTCCCGATATCGTTGCGCATGCCCGTGAGCGCACCGTTCAGTTCCGTCATCGTGTCCTTGAACTTGTCGGCGGCCTTGGCTGTTTTCTCCGTGAACACCAGGCCCAACTTCTCGGCCATCTCGATTTCTTTTCGGAGCCCCTCGGCCCCGAGATTGAGCATGGGGATGAGTTCCGTCCCGCTCCGGCCGAACAACTTGATGGCGAGTGCCGTCTTCGCTGCCCCGTTCTCCATTGAGGCGAATCTGTCGGCCACGTCGAGCATCACATCCTGCATCGGGCGCAGTTTGCCATCCACGTCCTTGACGGAAATGCCCAGGTCTGCGAATGCGTTGGCCGAAGTCTTGACCCCGTCCGCCGCATTGACCATCGAGCGACCCAGGAAACGCAACCCGACAGCGACGCCCTCGATGGATGTCCCGCTTTTGTCGGCGGCGAGCTTGAGGCCGGAAAGGGTCTCGGTCGCTATGCCCGTCCGTTGCGACATATCCCAAACGGCATCCCCCGCCTCGGCCGTTTTCTTCACGATCACGGCGAGTGCGCCGGCCGCGGCGGCCCCGGCAACTGCCGCCATCTTCCCGATCTGGACGAACCCCGAGCCGATGCTCGCCGCCATTCTGTTGAGAGATTTCTCGTCCTTGTTGACGGACTTGATGGAGGCGTTCCAGCCAGTCTTGTCGAGTAGGAGTTTGCCGACAATGGACCCTGCGACGAATGCTCCGGTTGTGTTCATCGTATCACCTTGCCCTTCGACGATTTCTTGGGTCGCCTACGCACGACCGGCTCGCCAGCCTCCCGCGCCGCCTTCAGCCTCGCCCGTTTCGCATCCATCTTGACCTTCGCCTCCGCGATCCGTTTCTCGTTCTCGCGGTCTAACTTCTCGGCCTCGCCCTCGTGCTCCAGTTCCATCATCTCGGCCCGAAGCGAATCCATATACGACCGGACGTCCTTCGTTTCCTGATGCGGTAGTAATGCCGCATTAGCCGCCTCCGTTCTACGGACTAGTCCCTTCCGGTTCGCTTCCGCAGCCCAGAAGAACAAGTCCCTGACGTCCATCGCCAGGAACTCCGAGAACGTGAACAGGCCAGGGAATTCCCCGGCTACGAGGGCAACGATTCGGCCCCTGGCCCGGACCCGTTTTTTTCTTCTGTCCCCGGCTTGATCGACTTCTCGACGACGACCGTGATCAACTGCGACAACTTCGATAGCGGCAGACTCTTCAGTACGCCGACCTCGCCCTCGAGTAGGGCCTCGAGGTTCTCGCGGATTGCCGTCGCGGACCCGGCCGCGGCATCCGCCTGAAGTTGCTGGATGCGTTCCAACATCCCGAGAGTGATCTCTCGCACACGCAAGCGAACGTCGTCTATCTCGATCTCAATCGGCTCGAACAGCGTAGGTTTCGTGTCGAGTTTCAGAACGATTGGCATAACACCATCGTCCTTACATATCGCTCGCGCCGCTGTCCATCCCAATGGTGCCGAACAGTCCTTCGTACCCGCTCTCCTGGGAGACGAACACTTTGAACTTGACCGGGAAGATCCGCTGCGTGTCCAGATTGTAGGTGAGGTCAAGTCCGGCGATGGGATAGGTCTTGTAGAGGTGGATCCATTCGCAGGGGTTCGTCGAGATGACATTCCCGCAGAGCGGCTTGATGACCAACTCTTTCGCCAGGTTGTAGAGCGAGCATCCGATCTGGTTCTCAATGGGGATAACGCAACCACTCGCCACGGTGTTGAGTACGCGTGCGAGTTCGGCCACGCTCAGGCGGGTCAGGGGGACCTCAATCGTGAACGTGGAGCCGGTCAGAACGGCATCGACAGCCGCGTCTCCAGCCTGGTCCTCGTTGATGTCCGAGGAGTTGGTCTCCATAACCACCTTGATGTCGCCCAGGGTGTGCCCCAGATAGGCACTGTCCGATTCTCCGTAGCCCCACACAATTTCTGCGGGGCCCTTGTCGAGCATTGGTGATACGGGCATTTTGCCCTCCTATAAAATATTGAGATAGCTCATACTGAACCCGACCCTTCGGGGCATGAGCCTTCTTCGACTCTGAAAATATAGTTCGTAGAGAACAGATGTCGGCGATTATCGTCCTCGCCGAGGTATTGCGGTGCGTAAAGGGCGTTGACAGTCGCCACGAGGTAGTCGTCTCCAACGCCCACGAGGCGCGGCATATTCCAAGCGCTCGTTCCGTGGACGGAATCGTAGACAATCCACGCGTCGTCGCGGGCCTCCCAGTACGTCGCCGCGCGGCAGAGGACCTGGATGGCCATGTCGACCATGTCGGTGTTCGGGTAGAAGTACGGCACGCCGCCCGATTCCTGAACGAGCACGCAACGGACGGGTTTGTCCTGAAGCCAATGGCCGGCCTGGAGTTTCGTGCCGATGGCGAATCCCGTAAGGTCGGAAATGAGCGTCACGATTTCCTTAAACATTGGGACCTCCGAGAACCTGAGCGAGATGGTCGGCGACGATCTTCATGTAATCGTCCTTGAACTTACCCATCTTCGATTCGAGATACTTGCGGCCCGACCCCTCGAGCGACCAGTTGATCTTGGCATCCTCTTGTGGTGTCAGTTCGTGCCAGCGTGCCGCGTATTCCTTGTTGAACCCGACAGTAACTTCGGCCCCGCCCGTTGTGACGCTTGCCGGGTCCGTCCGACCCGAACCGCGCAGGTGTCCCTCGTCGAATGGGACGTAGGGCTTCATATTGATGGCGTCCTTTATCAACTGACTCCCGGCCTTGAACAGTCCCTTGGCCGTTTCGCGCGGCTCCGACTGCTTGACGAGTTTCGTCAACCCCTTCTCGAAGTCGCTGAAATCAATCGTCATGCTCATGCGAGATAGACCTCGGCCGGAACAGATCGTTCACAAAATAAGCGTTTCCATTCTTGCCGATTTCCATTTGTCCGAAGATGGCAATCGTCACACAGGGATATCAAATTGCTCGGCTTGTTATTGTTCTTATCGTAATCAATATGATGAACGCACATTTCCTTGTCTCTATTGTCTGTCGCGCCACAATGTTGGCAGGTATAGTTGTCCCTTGCCCTAATCGTCTCGCGTAATCGCTTATTGAATTCCCGAGCGTATGGAACAAACGATGTCCCGCCATTCCATGATGGATTTAGTTCGCCGGTTTTTCCAAACATCACGTTTTTCTGGCCGATTCGGTCTATCCCCAAACACTCCTGACTACAATATCGGGGCGGCCCTTGGCGAGCTTGATGGATATATGCTGGACAGATGTGTTTATGCTTTCCGCAAACGATACAGGTGATTTCTAGCCCCCGGTCATTCAACCGATGGAGATATCTAAGCCAACATTGGCGGCCACAACATTTAGCCTCGCCTTTTCGATATGGCCTTACCCAAAAGAACCGACCACAAATATGGCAGTTCATTTTGAGGTTATGGCGTTTTCTCAACTTAAAAATACCTCGTAGTGCGCGTGCGAAAAGTCCTTCGGCTGCCGGATGTCGATGATGGCACGGTCCTCGCTCGTATCCGGCATGCCGCTGTATATCTCGACGCCGCCTTGGTCGACGATGATCCGATCCTCCATGAGTAACCGCCGCCCGAGTGCGTTCAGAAGTTTTCGCTTCGGGAGATAAATCATTATCGACGACACGACCTCCTCGCCCTTCTGGTCGCGGATGAGCCGCGTCTTCCATTCGACGTATCCCTTGATCGTAATGACCTCGCCGCTCATCGGCTCGCCCCAGGCGTCGTTCCCCATGTATTTGAGGATCGTGACCTCGTCCACGCAGTACGCGTTTATCATACTCATCGAACGTTACTCCATTGAATTGCTTCCTGGCCCTCGCGGATCTGTTTGGCCAGGTCCGATTCCCCGCGTTCCTTCTCCAGAGCGATACCCTCCTCGCTCGTTGCCAGGAGGACGTGTTTGCAGTTCGGATGAAACGGGGGCTCGTCTTCGAGCATCGGATAATCGAGGCTCGTGCCGCTGATGGAATACGTCTTCCCCTCGAACTCCTCGCACTCCTCGCAGTCTGTCCCGTGGTCGGAGATGACAACCAAGTCGTTCTCGTACTGCCGGCACATGTCGAGCGTTGCCGCCGTCTGCGATTCCCGCATGGCCGTCCGCGCCACGAGTTCGGCGTACTTGTTCATCCGGTACATGCGCCCGTTTATCTCGATGAACTCATCGTCCTCAATGAGCGTGCGCAGGAAGTCCTTAACCTGGCTCGATAGCCATCCCCGGCTTTTTTCCTTGAGTTCCGCCTCCGCCGCAAGCCGCCCGATATCGCCCTCGGCCTGGCTGAAACTGAACTCCCTCACCCGCGCGGCACCCACCGTCCGGTCCGCCATCGCCGCCGCCGAGAGGTATCTGTCCACCGTCGCCGGGATGGAATTATTTGCCCGGAGGAGAATAATCATGAGGTCGTCGATGAGGCGGCGTGGCCTGTCCTCGACGGGCGGGTGCCGTCGCTTCCGTCCGAGTATCTCGAGCGACGTGCGCGTCCGTCGCGCGCCCTTCGCATACGCGCGCGGGATGGCGTCGCTTGCCCACTTGTTGACGGCCATGTTCAGCACCTTCACGATCTCCCTTGCCCGCACGCGCGCGACCCCCGGCTCGAGCGATAGGATGCGGCGCAGTTCTCTCCCCGCCGCACCGTATATCCGCTCGAGCCGTTCTGTATCATTCATGCCCCGGCCTAGAAGTTATGCACCTTCGTGTTGACGGACTCTTCCTCGTCGCGGGCCAGGTCGATCGCCCCGAACATGATCGGGTCAACGAGCCACGGAACAAGCATGGCGATGACCACGGCCGGAACCGGAGCGGCGTCCAGCTTGTCCTTGTCGTATTTCTCTTTGACGACCCCGGCCTCGATTGTGGCCTGTGCTTGGATGCCCTTGCGCCGGTCCTCGTCTTCGAGGTGCAGGGCGAGGTAGTAGGCCATCTCCGCATTCGCCCTTTTCAGTATCTCCCGCTCGGCGGCGGTGGCGTCGGCGAAGGTCGGAAGGAGCCAGCGCACGTCGTAATAGAGCCGGTTATAGGCGTTGATGATGACCTTCGGTTTCAACGTCGCGGCGGGGGTAAGGTCGTCCCACGCTTCCGTCTCCAGTCTTTCAACCGTGAAGTAGGCGTTCGCTTCAGTCAGGTCGATGAACCATCCTAGCGCCATGTTGGTCTCCTAAATCTCGCGATACGCGATGAAGCTACCGGCCTTCATCGTGACGTTCGTGGCCGCCGTCTCTGTGGCGAGGGTGATCTGGAAGTCCCCGCTCGGGGATGCCCCGACGATAATCATTGCCTCTAGGTCGCCGTAGTGGGAGTCGGTCGTCGTGGCCAGCCCCGTGGACGCGGCGTTCTTCGTCGTCCTCGCCCCGAACAGTTGGTAGGCCCCCGCCGTAAGCGAGTTTGCCGCCTCGAGGCGCGCGATCGCGTCCGTCAAGCCGCTCGGCCAGGAGATGCCCGGCCGCGCCCCGATCGTAGCCGTTGCCGTCCTAAGCATGAATCGGCCCATGATGAGGTAGGTCTTGTTCGCCGCTGGTGTGAACTTGAGCCCCGTCACGTTGACATTCGAGGCACTAGATGAAACGAAATCCTCGGCGAGCTTGACGAACGTCCAGGGATCGGCCCCCCCGCCTGCGTGCGAGTGCAGGGCGGTCTCCGCTCCGCCGACAAGGGCGGCGTGAGCTACGGCTTCAGATTGATTGGCCATCAGACCGCAACGTCGTCGTAGGTCGCCTTCAACTTTCCGTCGGCCTGCCGTTCCACCGATATGACCTTGAACTGGCCGGTCGTCGGTGTCGTCTTGATGTAGCCCCGAGCCGTATCGACCATCGCGTCGAGATTGGCCTTGGCCTGCCCCGCTGCAACCTGGGCGTTCGTGACTCCAGCCGCGGCCGCGAGCGAGGCTGAAACCAACTTGTTCCCATCCGCCTCTGTGCCGAGTTTTGTCTTGATGGCTCCGGTTGCCAGGGCCGTCGCGTCCACCTCTCCCGTCGCTATCGGACGGGCGGCAGCCGCGACAGATCCCGAGCGCGTGATTTGGGCCGTTGCCGCGTTGACCTTCCCGACGATCTCGTCGTCCGTGTAGGTCGCGGCGTTCGGGTCGAGAACCATGCTCTGTATTGTCATCAGTTTCCTCCAGCGTCGTCATATTCAACGACGAGTTTTCCGTTTTGATTGACGTAAATGTTCGTCACCTTTTTACATCCGGCGGGCGGATTCGATACGATGCCTTGCCCTGGTGATCCGGAGTCACCCTTGTCGCCCTTGGCCCAGATTTGGCCTGCGGCGAGTTTGGCCTCAAAGTCCGCCCACCATGACGGAGGAGCAGGAACGAACCGTGGATATCGTTCCCACTTGTTACGCATGTTGGCCTCCTGTCCATTTCCCCTTGTTTTATGCCGGAGATGCGGTCAAACTGCAAACATAAACCGTGTTTGATGCGAGCCCCGA